GAGTAAGCAGCTATTTGTAAATAATAATCTGTAATCCATTCAGCTCGTTTAGGTTTATTAGATTGTTTAAAGTCAATGATGGTTGGTTGATCTTGATATAATCCTACAACATCTGTAGATCCTGCCCATTGGTCTTTGTAAGCTAAGTTTACCTCATTACCCCACACTATTTTTAACGGATCTAAGTTCACAATAATTTCGTGAGCCATGGCACGAGCTAGTCCACCCTCTTCAGATAAATTTAAATATCCTTTACCATTAATATAATTTTCAAGAACAAAGTGCATCTCTGTTCCACGTAAGGCTGCTTGTTGTGTAACTTTAGCTGCCTCTGCATAACCAACTCTTTCACGCCATTCATCTAATTTTTTTCTTTTCTCTTCTGGTTGTGTGGCTGATAAAATTGTAGTGACTGACGGAATTTTTTTCTCACCTACATTATATGTACGGGGACCTTTACCATCATTACGCGTGTACTTTTTATAATCGTATTTATTTTCTCTTTTAAGATCTGTTACGTAGAATTTTGTTTTGTCTCTAAGAAGTTGCACAAACTCTTTTAAAATAGTCTAAAGAATAAAGCAATGATTAATCCCAACATTGATGTTATTAAAAAGCCAGATGCTGCAATAAGAATTTTTTCTATTCTATGCACGTCAGTGTGGAGATTGTTGATTTTTTTATTAGTCTCCTCCTGCATGATTCGACATAGCTTTTCGTGATCCGTGATTCGTTGATGAGCCATCGGATCGACTTTGTTAGTTTTTCTTGGCACTTACAATTCCTCCAACTTTCAACTGAGCAGGTGCTCTGTTAGCTGCTATTGCTTGTGATAGACCATCCTGTGGAAACAGTGCTCCAACGTTAGAAGGTTGTACGTTTGGTAAAGGAGTTGTTAACTCCGGTAAATTTAAAGGTGTTTGTGTTGGTGTTTCAGGTTGAATAATGTTAGGACTATCTGCAACATTCTCATCACTTGCCTTTTGTAAAAGCGGGATTTTATTTTGCTTGTAGTAATTCTCTACCTTTTTAGTATCAGCTAAAGCTTTGTCAGCGGTTGCCTTATCTATTATTCCATCATTTAGCATTCCACCAACAGCTTGTCTAAATGCTACAATAGATGCAGCCATTGCAGCATTTGGATCTTCATTACTTAATTTTCTGATTGTTTCTTTGCTGAATAATCCTTTGTTCACTCTTGGCCTTAGCAACACCTTTGCCATTGCAGCTGGTCCTAATAAAATAGCTACAGTAGGAGCATCGATTGGACCTAACAAACCTCCAGCCACTCCACCGACTGCACCTAATTGTAATAAACTTGTAGCCGCTCCTGCTTGTTTTAGCTGAATAAATACTCCACCTGGTAATCCACCTAATCTTGAAAGTTCTCCATAAGCAAACTTAAGTTGATTATCTAAGGCTCTCAATTCATCAAGTTCTTTACCCTTGAATAGTTGTTTAATAATTGGCTCATACTCATCTAATGAATTTGAAAAACTAGATGCATCTACAAACTTACCACCATACTGCGAACCAGTCGGCTTCAGGGCTTTGTTATAAATATTCATCATCAGTTGTCCTTTTAATGAGTCTTTCATTTGTGTAACTTGTTTAGTCGTCATTAAAGGTCTCTTAGTTAAAGGGTCTACTGTTTTTGTAAGTTCATCTAAATTAGTTAATATTGCTCTTACACTTTCTGGTTTAGAACCGCCTCTAACAACTGTTTGAAAAACATCATCTACAGTGCCTGCAGTTGTATCTAAGCCTTGAGATAATATTCGTTTAATTTGATATTTATTAAATTTTTCAGCACCTAATGCAGAAAATTTGATAGCGTTTTGTAATTTTAGTAATGCATCCTTTGGTGGTTTAACTTTGTAAGCAGCCTCAAATGTTTTATCATCTAACTTAGAAACTAAGTCTAATTCATCATCTATTCTATTTCTTACAGCAGTTAGTATACCTACTTCCTTACCACGACCTTGTTTATTCAATCTGCCGATCTGATTATTCAAAGCTATTCTTAAATTTTCTGCTTGTTTTAAAGTAAGACTTCCACCTTGTTGTGCTGCCTTACCACCAAAAAAACCTAAAACATCATTTCTAATAAAACTTGTTGTTTTTTGAAAATCACCTATACCTTCGAACTCTAATAAAAAATCATCTAAACTTTCTGCAGTCTGACTTTGTGCCTTAGACATTTGAGCTAATTTTTCACCTCTCTTAATTCCCATAGTCAATTTACCAAACGGCACTATGCCAAAATTTTTTAAACCAGCTGCAGCCATTGCATCGTCTACTGCAGCGAAAGCTCCAGATCTTGCAGATTTAAATGTATCCTCTGCACCTGCTAGAGATTTAAAAAATATTTCACCCATAGTATCTGGGCCTGCAACACGCTGTAAATTTGTAATGTAATCGGCAGCTAATAAATTACCAATCTCTCTTGTAGCTTCATATCTTCTAGTAATATCTCCACCACCGATCAAAGATTTTTGTGCGATGTTTTCTAATATTTCTAATGATCTTGTTGATGTTTTAATTCCTGGTGTTAAACCCTTCACTCCTTCTTTTGCAAAATCAATAACTCTGTCTTCGTATTTTGTTAAACCTTTTAAACTTTCAGTTAATGTATCAAAGTCCTCAATATCTTTCCTACCAACTTTAGCATAGTCATCAACTAACTTTTGAAAGGCTTGTCTGTTACCGCTTTTTACTGCAGAGCCTAACATAATGTCTTGAGATTTCCTAACTATTGCATCTTCAGCTTCTTGTGCGCCTGGTAATAGTTTTGGTTTTTTAGCTGGGGCTGATAAATATTTATTCAAATATTGTGCACCTTTTACAGCAATAGGAGCACCAATAATTTCAGCTGTAGCACCCTCTACTGCACCTCTTGCTATCTCTTGTAAGATATCTTCTCTTGGGTCAAATGTTTGTGCAAGTCCAGCACCTGTACCTCCACCTATTGCAGAACCCCCTGCAGACTTTGCTAGTTGCGCAAGAAAAGGTTTAGCTAACATGCCGCCTTGTCTAGCTGCTATAGCTGGTAAAGCCGCTCCGCCTGTAGCTAATGCACCACCAATAGAAAGGCCTGCCTCTAGTAAAAATCTTTTAAAGTTAAATGAATTTTCAATATCTTCACCTGTAGGTGCTTGTATGTTTTGATGAAGCATTGTTTGCTTATCATTTATTAAACTTTTAATTTTTTCTATTTCATTAGCGTTAGGCTCATTACCTTCAATCTCTAAAACCCCAACACCTTGCACATTAATTTTTCCCATAGCTATTGCCTCTTAAATACGTTTCCATCTGCGTCTACGTCATATGTACTTAAATTAGGATCTAGTTTAACTTCACCTATCCCTAATTTTTTGTAAGCCTCTTGATATTGCTCAACTATTTCTCTTTGACTTAATTGTCTATCTACTGAACCTGATGTAGGGGACAATCTATTATTAATATCACTTAATTTTTTTACCATCTGCTCTACCTTAGTACGAATTACATTTGGACTATCAAAAACACTTGGTAGTAATGGTGTAAAAGACGCCTCCTCAGCTGGACCTACTTGTGCTCCCCTAAGTGCTTGTATGGCAGATTTTTTTAGATCTTGTACTTTTACAGAAAGCTCTGCTAAATCTTTATTACCTAAATATGATCTTATTCCAATACCTATACCACCAATTTTTCCTGTAGGGTCTCCTGTTTTATCTAATAAAAATAAAACATCCTTAGCTGTATTAATTGTAGTTTCTTGTGCTGCTTGTGATTTTCTTTCACCAGCTGTAGGTTTATCTGCTATGCCTGTTACATTGCCACCTTTAACCTTAACAACAAGTCTATCTTTTTCGCTATATCCTAAAGATTTTTTTTCAAATGCAGTTGCTTCTCTTATGGTCTCTACAGGTTCAGGAGCTTTTGGTCTAGCCTTAGCTAAGTTAGTAGCTGCCTCTGGTAATTTTGTAATACCTCTTGATAAGTCTGCAAGTGCTCCTCTAATATTAGATCTACCAGGAGACTGTTTACCTTCTAATAATTCTTGAGCCACAGTAAATCCTAATATGGCCTTTTCTTGTTGTGGTGTAAAAAATCCGCCTGTTTGAAATTTAGGTATAGATGTAATACCACCTTTATTAAATTTTTTTGGTTTATGTAGTTGGAAGTATTTATCTCTAAATAATTTTCTAGTTAATACGCTATCCATCTTATCTCCTTGGTTGCATAAATTGATAAGTAGAATATGCTCCTAGCCCAGCACCTAAAGCTTGAGATACAGGATTAGATCCGGGAGCCGTGGTTGCTGTAATTGTACTTTGCGTTGTAGGTAAGTTAGTCATAATACCTTTTAAAAATTCTAATCTTTGGAAAGGCTCAAACTGTCTTTGTAATTGTGTTTGTCTCGATGCTTCTAATGCCGCTTGACCTAATCCTCTTTGTACAGCACCAGCTTGTAATTGACTTTGAATATCAGCTAAACCCATTTGTTGTTGTTGCGCACCCAAAGCACCTAGTAGTTGCCCACCTTGTAATTGTCTTTGTCTTTCAGCTTGTGCCGCTCCTAACGCTTGTTGGAATCCTGTGGCTCTTAACTGACCTATGTTTGCTTGACGTGCTCTTTCTATCTCTGCTCTTTGCACTCCTTCTCTTCCACCTCCGAAAGCGCCTGCTCTAACAGCCTGAGCAGCTAATTGATTTTGTGCAATACCTGCTTGTCTTGTAACTTCATCAGAAACAAATTGATCAAATGGATTAAAGAATTGAGAGATCTGTGGTGCTGTCGTGCCCATGGCTGCAGCCGCTATTCCTGCTTGCACAGCTGGAGCACCTACACCTGTTTGTCCTGCTTGTGTAAACGCTGCTTGTTCAAGACCTGTAGCTGGTGCCACCTGAATAGCGGGTAATGGAACAGGTTGCGCTGCTAATTTTGCAGCCTGATCATAAAGTGCTAATTTTCTAGATTCTACACCTGGTGCTTCTCTTTGAATATTTTGTTGAGTTCCTGACGTGGCTCCTCCGCCGCCGCCACCGCCGCCGCCTCCAAATATAAAACTCATATTAACTCCTTAGTATATAAATATCTTTTTACTTTCCAATTTTTTCCACCTAAAAACTTTAACCAACCTGGTCTAGCGTGCACTGCTATTTTTTTACAATCATGTTGTATCGCAAAATTTTCAATCATCTCTGCAGCCTCATCTTGCCATAACTCTCTTTTTTCACCCTTAAGTAATATAACCTCCATTTGGTTATAGTTAGGAAGTTTAGTTACTCGTGTTACATACACACCAAAAACTTTGTATTTCTCGCCATCGTCTGAGCCAAACATCATAAATAATTGATATGTTCCAGACTTTATTCTTTTCTTCAATTCTAAAATACTCATAGGATCACCATCGTATTTTAATCCTTCTTTCAAATTAAACTCACATAAGTTCCAATACTCATCGACACTTTTAGGATGAATATAAAGAACGCTTACTTCTTTTTTTATTTTAATTTGTTTTGCTCTCATTTAATAAATCGTAAACCCTTTTCAATTTTTTTTGTTGATCATAAAAAAACTCAGCACCTTTTTCTCTCATAACTTTAAAGTTTTTTGGATTAGCGCCAGATAGTATACCAGCTCCTAATACAGCATCTGCTCTAGAAACAAATTCACCATCAGCTAATTGTGCTAACATAGTATCTTCATCTTTATCCCCAGCACCACTACCATCCTCTACATATCCTTGTGCTCTTACGTAGTTATTAAAATCTTTTTCGTCATGCTCTAATTTTGAGGGTAAAAAATTAACACCGCCCTCTTTAAATTTTTTTATTTCTGCTAATCCACCTTTCGCTGCGTATATTGTTGATGGAGCAAAAGATTCAGATACTGATGGTTGAGCTCCTGTGAAGGGTGCAAATCCATCGCCTAATTTAGCTACTTGTTCGTCGTAAGCTTTTTTGTAATCCTCTTCTGTAAATGGAGGTTTTACTTCAGGATCTGATCCCTCTAACAATCCTAGTAATGTTGTTCCAGCAAATATTTTTTCACCTGTGCCTAAACCTCTAATTCCAGAACCTTTAACAGCTTTTGCTATTTCAGCTTTTGTAGCGCCCTCTCCTAATTTAGCTTTTGCTGCCTCTACTGACATTGGCTTACTACCTAAAATTCCAGATATACTTTGAAAGGGACTACCAGTATTTATGTTACTAAGAAATCCTAGGGGTCCTTGACCAAGTTCAGCTCGTAGTCCTAACATACCAGATTGTGCCGCTTTTCCCGCAGCAAAAGAGCCACCACCAACAATGGCGGCATCTCTTAATGCTCTTTTAGTGGATTTACCACGTAGTTTCTGAACGCCAAAAGTGGCTAATGCTAAAGTAAATGGATCCATAATAATACTATATAGTATTACAATATTACCACTCTAAAATTGCTTAATCAACTCATCAGCAAAGCAAGCTGTATACTGATGTTCTCCGACATGGGTAATATAGTCGTTTACAAGACAATAGCATTTACCGCCCATATCTCTCCATCTTTTACAAAAAGCAAAATCCTCTCCTAAATATGACTTTGTTTTTGGGTCGTGGAGCGTGTCAAAAAAATTGTAAAAATATTTAACTTTCTCATTTTTACCGTTGATTATATTATCTTGCACAATTTCATATTCTGGGTATTTATCAATCATCTTTTCAAATACAGATCTTTTTATCATCATAAAACCAGTCGGAGAATGAGTTACTTCAATAGCTCCTTTTTGTACCTCTATCTGCTCATGATTAGCGACCTTAAACGGATATCGATAAAAAGCTTTATATTTTAAATCTTCGACTGTCTTTATTTTATTATTCTTAATCATATACAAAGCTTTATCCCAGCACATATCTTTCAAAGCATAAGGCACAGATATAACGTCTCTATCTGCATCTAAAAGATTAAAAGCGCTTTGTGCTTTGAAACCTATATCAGAGTCAATAAATAGTAAATGACTAAAGCCACTTCTTAGAAAAGCAGATACACATAAATTTCTACCTTGAGTAACAAGTGAAGATTTATATAATTGAAAAACTATTTTAATTTTTTTCTTGATAGCTTGTTTCTGTAATTCTAATAATGATTGCGTATAATGAATGCTAACCTCTGAGTGCACTGGGGTAGCTACAAAAAGACTTCTTTCGTCTAATTCTTTTTTTTCATTAAACCAAATGGGTTTAGAGTTTGGATCGTTGCTCATGTAATAGTCCTTGTAAAAAATTAGTCCACTCTGATTTTCGCCTTTCCCAAGAGTAGAAGTTATTGTAAAAATCTTGTTGTTTTTTTAAAAAGTCTGGCACAGTGCCTTTGTATAGGTAACTACAAACTTCATCAATTGAAAAAGCAAACAACTCAGCTAAATTTTTATAATCTTTTGTATAATTAACATATACAGGCCATTCAGAGCATGTTTCGAACAAAGCCCCATAGTTAGTGGTTATCATGTGTAATCCTGCTGACAATGCTTCTATGGCTGATATGCAAGACGTTTCCTCCCATATACTAGGAAAACAATAAAGATCGTAAGATTGTAAATTTTTCCTTATCTTCTCATTTGCAACGTATCCAATATAATTCACATTAGGTAATGCCTTAGCTTGATCGTAAAGCCCTTTATAATAATCATCATTTGATTTTTTAAAAGCATCGCCGTATATTTGAGTGCTAGAATAAACATCTAATTCTACATCTTTGTTTTTGACTAATTGCATAGCACCTAATAATACATTTAAGCCACGCCAAGGAGTTGAGTGATAAATTAATCTAACTTTATCACCTCTTATAAATTTTTTAGTTGGAAAAGGTTCAACAGCATTTTTTATTACTGTAGATTTATTCTCAGGTATTTTAAATCTCATTCTAAATTTTTCAAAACACCAATGAGAATTAAAAACATAGAAATCGTATTTTTTATGATTATCTTTGTTGGAGAACCAATTAATTAAATTAGGTTGATCATAAGAATTTTGTTGCCAAAGTATATTTATCTTATCTTTACTTAGTGGTATTTTTTCAGGCACAGACGTGGTTATTAGAAAATTATCTAATAAACTATTATCTACATATTTGTACAATAACTGATACTGTAATTCAGTGCCTCCTAGAGGACTCATTTAGTATCGCTTTTGCCACCAATAGAAGCTGGCGTAATTATAAGATCTTGCTGAAAGTCTTCCGCAGTCGTATCTGTATTTGGATCTGCTACATCTGCATCGAACTCTGCTTTATCCTTATATTCTTTTCCAGTTCTTTTATGTTTAATTTTTTCTACAGCATGAGCTGGTATTCTTCTTATTTCCATATTAACGTCCTTGTCCTTTATAGCGTTGTTTCTTCATACTCTTTTTTTTGTGTTTATTCAATCTCTTTGTGTGTCTACCTGGCCTTTTTTTTGGTGTAACTTTTGTATAATTATTAATGCCAAATATAGATTTTTTCTTAGCCATTTTCTTGTAATCTATCTATTTTAGAATACCATGATGGTATTGTATATCTCTTTCCTTTTAAAACTTCTTTTACGCCATGTTGATATTCTCCACCACTAGGAAATATCATACAACTAAGGGCTTTTAACTTATATTTTTTTTCTTTTTTATTTTCTAAAAAAAATAATTCTCCACCTTTGTAATTATCATTTAAATAAACTAAAGAGGAGTAATCAAAGATATCATTATGATTTATTCTACGGTCAACATGTAAAGCCATCTTATGTCCTTTTTTCCATCTACACAATCTCATTTGTTGCCATAAACCAACTCTTACAGAATAGTAGTGATCTATAAAAATTTCATTTTTACGAGCATAATAAAGTAAAATATTTTTAACATATTGATCAGGTATGTGTTGAAAATGTATGTTTCTTTCTGCGTGAAAGGCTCTATCATCATAACAAAGGTGGGCATTTTTTTCAAAAAATTTTATCAAAACCTTTGCATGTTTAGGATGCACAAAATTCTTTATGATGAACTTCTTATTAGACTTACCCATTTTCTTGAGATCTATCTATTTGTGCGTAGCTTATAATACCTTGTAATTCATTAGCGGTTCCTGCCGTCATTTTTATAGAATCTCCCTCTTCTAAAACTAGGGTTTGATTTATTATATCAACCACATCATTTGCTGGTATCTGTTTATTTCTTATTCTAAATGTAAGTGAGGCAGAACTATCAGTTACTTGAACAGATAAATTTACAGCAGAACCTGATGCATTATCTATTTGAATTTGTTTTACTAAGCAACGTGCAGATGAAGGTGAAGTTAAAACTGTTGTTGTGTCAGTTGTAGAGAGATTTATACCTGAATTTTTATATTGTATTGTCATGATATAAACCAGTTAAAAGTAGACTGCTCGTTTTTCAAGTCTTGTTGATAAGATGTATTTAATTGTTGTTTGACTGTATCTAATGATTGCAAAACCTGTCTTTGATTTTCAGGCTGATAAGTTTCTTTTGGTTCGGGTATATATGCAGTTATTTTGGCCATTATCTTCTTCCATCAGGTTGAACATCCGCACGAAAAGTTCCGTATCTCCATGATTGACCTGATCCTGTATTTTCTATTTTTAAACTAGCTGCTCTACCTCTAGCTCTTGTATCAACTTTTTGCGTTGATGATGATATAGTAAATGGGCCGAGAGGCGAGGAGGCTGCTGTATCTACCGGAAAATCTTTCAAATTAATTGTGACTTGTGCGTCTCCAGTAATCCTCTTAAAGTCTGGAATAAATCTTCTAATTTTAGTGAAAAATTCTCCTTGACCATCTAAGTTTAATTGAAAATCACCTGATTGTATATTTGCTAAAATGGCAGTCGTTCCTGAAGTATTAACTTGATCTACCCCTTTTTCATGTTCATAAAAAGTCGTTGCCCCATTAGTGTTTGTAACTCCCTTTATAATTGGGAATGTGGGCACTCCTGTAAGAGAATATTCTGTTGCATAAGGGTGATCAAAAAGCTGAGCATCATAATATGTTGTTCTAGCTAAAGATCCTGTAGTCCAAACATTTTCAGTATAGTTAAATGTAACATTTCTATCAATAACGTTTGATCCAGATTTAGGATAATACCAAGATACCTCACCAAATAAAGTATTGTACCCAGCATATACTTTTTTAGCTTGATCAAAACTAATACCTAGATCACCAGTGTTGTTTGTAGTAAAAACGAAATCTTCAACTGTGCACGGCAAACTTTTTACAGTACCGTCGTACACAAAGAATCCACCAGAGTCAGCCATCCAATAAACGACACCATCTGCATAAACTACTGCGTGCTTACCGATAAGACCACAATTAGATCCAACTTTTCTTATCGAAAATGTAAACGGTGGACCAACAAACTGAGATATATAGGCTGCCGTGTCAGTTAAAATAAAAATATAGTCTTTACCTTTTACAGCACCTCTTATCTCTGTGCCGTCATCAAGTTGAAAAGTTCCAGCAGTATTAGTTGATGTAGGGGCATAATCTGAGATATCTTCTTGATCTGAGAATCTGATAAACATTTTATCTTGTTTACTAGGATCACCTATTACCGTCTCTGTGCCTAGATGAAACAAATGTCTGTCTTGATCTGACACGATCGTCATTACTGATTTTGTAGGATTGTCAGTAGCAACAGTGGCTCGTGTTTGTGGTGCGTTTGAATTAGCGTTAACTGGTTCCCAAGTAAAAGTTTTACCATCTAAAATAGTCGCTACTAAATTTTGGCCAAAATTATCTAGTGACCAATCAGCTGATGGTAGAACTACTGTACTAGCTGATGAGGCTTCTCCCCATCCGACAAAGTTTGCAGTGTCCTCAACAATAGTCCCGTTAGAGTGGGCTGATCTTGTTGATCCATTAGCACCTCTAGTGATACCTGTCAGATCATTTGAAGATTTACCAGTGTAAGTAATTAATTCGCCTCCTACTAAAATTTCACCTGTTGTTGGAAATAAAGATGCATCAGCTAAAGTAATATTTGTAGCGGAGCCGTTATTGCCTTGTGCATCATCAGCAAGTGAACCGTTTAATGTAGAAGATATTGCGCCAGCTAAACTACCGCTCCATAGTCCTGTGCCGTATCCAAATCCAAAAGTTTGATTCAATGCACCAGGTCTTACGTATGGATTCACAGAAGCTGAACCTGACCCGGAAGCTGTACCTGTTGAATTAGAGTCCATGGTTATAGTAAAAGAGTTTATGTCTGGGACGGTAATAACTTGAAATGTACCAGTGAAATCTGCAGCTACAAAACCAGTGGGTGCAGAAGTCATTGTGAAAGTAATTAAATCTCCAGCTTCTAATGTGTGTGAATTTAAATTTACGGTTACTGTGGGTGAACCACTAGAAGTATCAAAGGTTGCTCCAGCTATGGCAGCGTCTAAAGGAGTAATATCATAGAAGGCTTCAGAGTAATATAAAATTAAAGCTTTGTGAGTGCCTATAACAACGTATCTTCGTCCATCTAAATCTGTCCATTGATGTTGGGCTCTTGCTGCACCCACAATGGTGCTAGCAGTAAGTTGTTCCCAACCTCCTATTTTTTCAGGTAATCCATATCTAAATCTTACATTATCTCCATCCACATATTGACCTTGTGCTGCGGTCGGAGTGATTTGTTTATTGAACCCTGGAGCTATATCTACAAAACTTAAAGGCATAACAAATTATACAATATCTAGTGCTCCTTTTCTACTCAGTGTCTTTTGGTAGTCTAATTGTCCATTCTAAATTAGATAATAAATCATTAAGATTTAAATCATAATTTTCATTCTTTTTAATATATTTATGTAATTCTTCCGTATCTACAATAATATATTCATCTTTAATATCTAAAACTATTTTGTCAGCTTTGCTTTTAAAACTACCTATTTTAATATTGTCTCGAATGGGTCTAGTATCAAATTTAAATTTTTGATTATGTAATATGCCTTCGACATCCCACAATTCAGTTTTTCTCTGTTTTAAATTAGCTAATCTTATATTCTTTATTTTACTATGAAAATTTTTCAATTACGTTTAAACCAAGAAGGAAGACCTAAATGTGGACGTTTATCAAACATGTTATCCTTCGCTCCAGGTGTCTTACGATTGTTATAATGCAAGAAAACTTGCACACATTCTGTGCCTTTAAATTTTTCTCTCCAGTGCTCTAGTTCAGTGCCCCTATAAACTAACATATCTCCAGGTTCCAAATCTACTTTAATACCTTTAGCTTTACTAGCTACAGTAATATTTTTACCATCAGGGGGACCTACATTTTCATTTGGGCTTAAATATATAGGCCAGTCATCGCCACCAAGATTCATGGTAGTAGATATTTCGCAACTAAATCTATCTTTATGCCTTTTTAATTCATCCCCTTTTTTATATATTCTAGCGTATGAATAAGCTGGATATAATTTTAATGCAGTTGCTTTTTCCATGTCCGGTTGACATTTTAACATTAAAGTTTCCATACCAATATTTGCATATTGAGAATATGTATTTGGAATCTGTTGACCTTCGTCTTCATAAAAACCAATAATATTTTCATAAGGTGAAAAGTATCTCGCTTGTCTGCATGTATCGTAAACTTGTTTTTGCATTCTGAAATAATTTGCAAGAAATATTGCAAGATCTTTTGATATTGCTTTTTTGATTACCGTGTATCTATTTTTTTTAAAACTCATAATTTATATTTAAAGTTATTCTATTAGTCTTATCTGTGCAAGATGAACTAGAGTGATAATGTGCACCATTAAAAATTACACATTTGTTAGCTTCAGGTTTTATTTTTTTCGAAGGATTTTTAAAAAATAAGAAACCGTTATTAGTATTTAAAAAATACACAGCAGACATATGTTTAAATTTATAATCAATGTGAAAAGCATGTCTTATGTTTTTTGTTGTTTTTGGATACAAGTTTAATCTAGCTCTTAATAAAGATTTTATATTTAAATTATCTAAAATCTCTGGCATTATAATTTTGAAAAATTCACTATTTATTTTGTTATCTAAGTATAGAGAATGAGTGAAATATCCATAACCAGTTTTATCTAAATCATTAATTTTATTTTGAACATACCAAGGAAAATAATCATCTAAAATCATTTTATTAATTTCTTTTATTTTTTCTTTTTTTATAATATTCTTTTTTATCTTAAACATATTTTGTTTATTAAAACTCATATAAAATCAAAGGATATAATCCTCTTTTTAAAATTTATAGTATTTGGCTCAGTATAATGATAAATAAATTGTGGAACAATCATAATATCCCCTTCCACAACTTTTGGTTTATATAGTTTCGTTGTATCAAATTCTGTTTGCCAAGGTTGTATATAAGTGGTTAGTGGTGATTTTTCTTTCATATTCAAATATAAAATACCACAATACCCTTTCGATCCATGATTATGCGGTACGTGATAATCACCTTTTTTATAAGAAACTGACCAAAGATTGTACAAATGAATTTTTCTATTATATTTTTTATTTACTAAAGATATTTCATCTTTAAATATTTTTTGAAAATCATCTAAAAAATTCGCTCTATTTCTATTAGTGTAAAAATTTTCAAGGGGCACCTCAGGATAGTGTTTTAAAACCTCCTCAATTAATTGTTTCTTCTTTACAAAATGGATACATTTAATTTTAAAAAATTCTATTTTAAATATAGGTTCAATAAAATATTCTATACTAGACATCTTTTGTCATTCCTTTTGGCACTGCTTGAATATTCCAATGAATAAATCTAAATGGTTCTATACCATGATCAACTACAAACTCGTGTTCTAAATAACCTGGAAATATAATCATTGTGCCTGGGAGAGGCTTAAAGTGTATTAGTTCTGTGCCATTAAATATATGTTTATTTGATTTCATTTTTAATTTTGTTGTTCTTGCACCAGTTCTCGGATCGTAAAAAATAGGATAAGATGTTTTGTCTGAACATTTTAGAAAATAAAATCCAGATACGTGTTGATTTCCATGTATATGTGCTGAATGATGACCGCCTCCCTTTTTTGCAAACTCTTGCACCCATAATTCAGTAAACATAGTGCTGTAGTGTTGCATATCAAAACCTTGTGAATCTAAGAACTCCCAAGATTTTTGCCCCATGTAATTTTTAAAATCTAAAAAATTATTATCCAACATTAGTGTAGTTGAATGATGCGATATTCCAAAATCACCATATTTTTTTATATATTCTTTTGATCTTTTTTTTGAATCTAAAATATATTTATCAGATGCTTTGTTTAAAGATTTTACAAACTCAGGTTTTTGTTCAATAGATAGAGGTGTTTTAAAATATTCAAATATTTGCATTTTATTTAAACGGATATCCAAGATTCCACATAACTAATGAATATCTTACTCCTTTTGTTACAGGTTTTACTCTATGCCATACAAACGAGGGAAATACTATTATAGAACCCTTAGGTAATATCTCTTTACATTGAATTCTATGTTTTGATTCATCTCTCATATGTGGATCATAATTTCTAAAATCAAATTCTAATTCGCCACCCTCATATTCAGACCCGTCAGTCAATTGACAAGTCATTGAAAGTTTTCTTATTTTACCATTCATTTGGTTATTATTAGGATTTTCATAGGGTTTATCCCAACTATCACAATGCCAATCATAATATTGATTAAGTTTATATTTTGTAAATTGACAAGATTCTGAAACATCCCATTGAAAATTCCAACCTGCATTTTTATTTGCTAAATGTACATAAGGATGTAATTCTTTAAAAATCCATTTATCATTAAGCCAAACTAAATCAGAATTCCTTTTGCGTTTTATATCTTTTATTTCCTGCTTAGTTAATTCTTTATTATTATCTCCATAACCACCAGTTCTTGCCATGGTTTCAGCTTGTGATAAACCATGTCTAATTATTTCATCGCATATTCTAGGTGGGACAGCAGATTTAAAATACCAATAATAATTAGATATATTCATAAGTTATTGTTTGTATAAAGTTTAATGAATCTTTTTGATTATTTGAAATAAAATATTGGTTAGTTGACGGAAACATAATAAACATATTATCTTTTAATTGGATATCCCAACTTCTTCCTTTTCTTCTATTATCATCATAAAATATTTTAATCATACAATTGATGGTGTTTATTCCATACAAACAAGTGAAATCAGGAGAGTTTTTTAAATCTACAGGATCTACATTTAATATTGGTTCTGTTATTTCACCTGGTGTATAAGCATTACCCCAAGTATCTTTATTTATTAATGACATATTATAATTTAGATTGATAAAATCTTTAAGATAATTATTTAACTTATCCCAATCTTTAGAAAAAATAAATTTCTGTTTTTTGTAAAGGCTTTCAAAAATTGATTGAGATAAATTTAAAGGGTTGATTTCAAAATTATTAGGCATTGAAACGTCACCATAGAACAAAGCTTGTTCAGACAACACTTTCTTTTTCATTGTATCAACAGAAATATATTAATTTAGAATATCTGTCAAATCCCATGCAGTTGTATCTTCGTTCCAAACATAAGACCATTGATTAGTATTAGCTGCGTTTTGATTATTTTGTTCTTCTGTTAATTCAGGAGCATCTCCAATAGGAGATTTCCAATTAGCTGATTCGGTGTCTAACACCCAAGATGCATATGGTTTTTCAGGATAAAAAATTTGATTTTCTGCATCCCAAATATAACCCATACCTGCAAAATTTCCTCTAAATGGTGTGCCACCTAATCTATGTTGACCTCCATGTGTATTATAAGATGTTTTAATCCACAAGTGAGCTGGCCAATTATGATGTTTTTCTAAATAAGCTTGACCTACAGCTTCAACTTCTTGACCATCAGCATTTGTAGTATCTGAATTATTTACAGTTAAAACTGATAAAACTTTGTTTTCTTCACTTATTTTTGCAAAATGAGCCATAATTTTATTTGTATTTATATCTTATTATTACGATTCCTGAACCGCCTGTTGCAGGGGGAGCACCGCCACCTGAACCACCGCCTGTGTTGGCTTGTCCATTTCTAGAAGGAGAACCCGGTGATCCGTTACCTCCGCCTCCATCTCCGCCAACTCCGCCAGTGCTTGGAGAAGCAGTGTATTGACCACCTCCGCCTCCACCAGAAAAATATTTTAATGGTCCACTTGGTCCTGGAGTACCAACAGCTGGATTGATTTGTGTTCCTG